GAAAATTGATGCTGCTTTTGGTGATGGGGCGAGTAAGGTACAGGCGTCGTTGGGGAATGCATTGGCAACTATGGCAGGCAATATGCTTAAGGCTACGGGTCATATGGATGGTTCGGGAGAGATTAAGGCACCAGTGGTACAGATTAATATTGATATGGGAAAGCCGGATGAAAAAGTGATAGATGTGACGGAGGGTAAGGAGTGAATAAAGAATACAGAGAGGTATATGAGGCTGCTAAATTGGTTCTTGATGGGCTATCGATACACCCTTCCAGCTTCGAGAGACCATGGGGGGCCCTTATTTCTGATGTAGATGAAAATTCTCCGCTTCTAGATAAGTTCGTACATTTACACAGATTAGTAGTCAAAGTTGGTGAGATAATAGAGCCTAAAAATAAGGAGCGAACAAATGAATGTTAAAGTGAAGAAACGAATGATATGTAAGGAATGTGCGGTGGTTAATGGTGGTGAATTGAGGGATCAGAAAGGGTTTATAGATATTTATTTAGGTAAGTGTGAAGTATGTACTGGCACTGAAGTTATTTCGCGTATTACATATTGGCGTGGGTTAAAAGAGGATCAAGAGTTTATTTTACCACTTAGCAAAAAGAAGAGAGAAAAAAGTAAGAAGCTTTTGAACCAAGTCATAGTGAAAGATGCACATAAGCCATTGGAGTTAGAAAAAGATGGGTAACGAAATAATTGTTATTGAAAAAAAAGAAATAAGAGCTGATTTTAAGGAGAAGTACGGCCTTCATCTTCGGTGGTTGGCAGATAATAGCGATGGGAGACAAGGTAATTTTAAAAATATGAAGCTTTTAGGGGTTAATATTTTTAAAAATTGTGATTTTAGAAAAGCGAGTTTTCACGGTACAAGTTTTGGGTTGTGTGATTTAAGAGGTTCTGATTTTAGCGAGGCTAGTTGCTACGATACTAGCTTCTATGCAGCTAATTTAGAAGGGGTTAATTTCATAGGAGCTAATTTAAGAAATGCTGATTTCACAGATGCGAATATGAAAGGGATTATAACGGGGCCTCTCGGGGAGATAAATATCAGTTGGGCTGATAGTGAAGGGAGAGTTATTAGACAATGGGTTAAAAGAGTTAATGGGGATGTGGAATTGATATGGGAGAAGAAATGACTGAATGCTGGGGCTGTGCTAGTGGATTTGAAGATGAGGAATTAACTTTTTTAACGAACATAGGTGTCTATTGTAATTGTTGTATGGATGATTTTTATTCATAGTGGTTAAAAAACTTACGCATTCAGCGGATTCCTATTCACTTGATTATAAGGCTTCTAAGGTCTGTGGTGAGTTTCATAGGGATAGATCGTTTGTTAGGGGGATATTAGGTCCGGTTGGGTCTGGTAAGTCAGTGGCATGCAGTATTGAGTTATTTAATTTGGCATCACAGCAAGAGAAAGGGGATGATGGTATTCGTAGGTCTCGTGCGGTTATTGTGAGAAATACGCAACCGGAGCTAGAAACCACTACTTTGAATACATGGTTGGACTGGTTTCCAGAAAATATCTTTGGCAAGATGAATCGGAAGCCTCCATTCACACATGCTTTGAAAATGGGGGATATTGAGATGGAAGTTATTTTTTTGGCTATGGATAGGCCTGAAGATACCAAAAAGCTTCTTTCACTGGAATGTACTTATATTTGGTTTAATGAGGCTAGGCAACTGCCTATAGAGATTATTGATATTGGTACTTCTCGTGTTGGAAGGTACCCATCACCTAAATCCGGTGCTGGTGCTACGAGATCATGTATTATTATGGATACAAATCCACCAGATGACTCTCATTGGTGGTACAAATTAGCAGAAGTAAAAAGACCAAAGGATTGGGCTTTCTTTAGGCAGCCATCTGGAGTATCTGTATCAGCAGAGAATTTAGAGAATCTCTTGCAGAAAGAGGGGTATAATAAGAGGTCTCTAGAAGATAGACGTAAACATGGCGCTTGGTATTACGAAAGAATGATTTCAGGTAAAACAAAAGAGTGGATTAATGTTTATGTACATGGCCAATATGGGTTTATACAAGACGGTAAGCCAGTTTATGGGGATAATTACAATGATGATAGCCATGCGGTTAAGGAGTTGAAATACATTCCACACACGACACTTTATGTAGGGATTGATATGGGACTAACCCCAGCAGCGGTATTTGGGCAGAGGGATGCGTATGGGGCGTGGCGGATCATAGATGAGGTGTTGGTTGAGGAGGATCAGATATTGGGGTTGCCTCAGTTCGTTAAATTTTTAAAAGCACATATCAATGAACATTATGCCTCATCTCAGCTTATTGCGTATGGTGATCCAGCAGGGGGTTTTAGAGACCAGCAAGGAAAAACAGCATTTGATATTTTTAGAGCTGAAGGTTTGATTGTTACTGCCGCACCAACAAATAAATTTGAGCCACGAAGGGATGCTATTTTGGGGCCTCTAACACGTATGGTGAATGGTAAGCCAGGTATGACTATATCTAAAGAGAAATGTGTGATGCTTAGAAGAGGTTTCAACGGTGGGTATAAATATAAGAAGCTCAGTGTTTCCGGTGGTATTAGGTACGGTGTGGAGCCAGATAAGAATAGATTTTCCCATCCGCATGATGCACTTCAGTATCTTCTTTCTGGTGGGGGTGAGTACCGCGAGTTCATGATTAAAAATAAGCGCGTAATGAAAACATACTTTTCAAAGGAGTTTTCGGTATGGTAAAATACAGATGCACAAGAAGGATAAGTCCACTGAGGGTGGGTCTAGTGTTCCTTTCCGGATGGTGGGTAACAGAGCTAGCCAGTTAAACCCTCAGGGTACCTAATATGATTACTTGGTATATTGGCTTTAATGCAGACTATAAGTCTAAATACAAAATACATGAGTACCTAAGGTCTCCGTTCCACCATTGTTATTGTTTTAGAGAGATATCACCGCATACGTATTATGCTAATCCTACATTTTGTAATATAGATACTAAGATATACTCATATAGAAAAGCTACGCCAATGGCCGAGTATTATGCGTCACAACCAGATACTATTATTTTAGAATACACATCTGATCTTGACTTAAAAATTAAGATGTGGCACCTTGGTAATGTGATGCCAACGTGTGTATCAGTGGTTAAAATGTTTTTAGGGATTAATAATTTTTGTTTAACGCCATACTCACTATATAAGTGGTTGTTGAAAAATGGGGCTAAACAAGTGGAGTAGTGATATGGGAAGTGGACCAAGTAAACCGGATACCTCAGCACAAGAAGCCTCTTTGGAGTTACAGCAAACACGTTTAAAGAGGGAAGAGAAACTTGCTAGAGAATCTTCAAGAGAGGTAGCTTTAGGGAGCCAACAAGAGTTTTTAGCTAGAAGACGTGGGCAAAGGGGTAGTCAATCTTTAATACGTACTTCAGCTAGAGGTACTACTGGTCTTAAGCAATCTAGGCAATTAACGGCAACTAGAAGACAATCATTATTACAAGCAGAACAAGCTTTAGAGCCAACTAGAGCTAGAGAACAAGCTGAGTTAGATCGGTTAGCTAGGATAAAATCACAAAGATCAAGACGAAGAACTTCAGGTAGGAGTGATATATTTTCTACTGTGGATAACAGGATATCGGCCTCTAGGAACTTAGGTGCTCCAAGAGTAAGAGATTTATTTAGGTAGTATGGCTAGTTTAACTGAAAACATATTACAAAGATTTAAAAGAGCTGAAGAGCGTAAGACCAACTGGGTTACGACATTACAAGAGGCGTATGAGTATGTGGCGCCACAAAGGGATAATTTTTTCTTTAGCGAAAAAGGTAGCCAGAAGACAAATAACGATATAGTTTTTGATTCAACAGCTACTTCAGCATTACAAAAATTTATTTCTAATTTACAAAGTTCTCTGGTACCACCAATGAAGAAATGGGTTAATCTGGTACCCGGAAAACAGTTAGATGAAGATCAACAAGAAGACGCAGCGGAACAACTTTCTAAGATAGTAGATGTGATGTTTAGTAGTATAAAGAACTCTAATTTCGATACACAGATAGCAGAAGCGTTTTTGGATTTAGCGTTTGGTACAGGGGCTTTGTTAATACAGAAAGGGACTCCGCAATCGCCGTTGAAATTTGTTACTGTTCCGATAGATCAATTATTTTTAGAAGAAGGCCCAAATGGTAAAATTGAGACTTCTTTCAGGAAACATAAAGTCGCATACCGAAATTTATTGGCGACATGGCCAGATGCTAAGCTTTCTTCAGAATTAACTAAGAGAGCGAATGAGAAACCGGATGAAGAGATTTGTTTAATAGAGGCGACTATTCCAGCTAAGATACAAAAACAAGTTATTGTTGAGGAGCAACCACAGGTAATTGAAGTTGATGGCTTCCAATATGTGGTTATCTTGGAAAAAGAGAAACAGATCATTGTGGATAGAGAACAAGAATCATCACCTTGGATTATCTTTAGATGGTCGGTTGTTCCAGGTGAGATTTATGGTAGGGGTCCGGTATTAACTGCATTTGCTGATATTAAGACTATTAATAAGACAAAAGAGTTGTTGTTGAAAAATGCATCTATTGCAGTTTCTGGAGCTTATACAGTTGTAGATGATGGAGTAATTAACTATGAAAACATTCAAATATCACCAGGCGCTCTTATCCCAGTTATGCATAATCAGGGATCTATTTCTGGTCCAACTATCGCCCCTCTTCAGTCTGCTTCTGATTTCAATGTCGCTCAACTTGTCTTAACAGATTTACAGAAATCTATAAACGATATTATGTTTGCTGATCCATTAGGCCCTATTGACTTGCCAGTTAAAACAGCTACTGAAATTTCAATTAGACAACAAGAACTAGCGAAACGAATAGGGTCTGCTTTCGGTAGACTACAATTCGAGCTTTTAACTCCGATGGTTAATCGCATATTATTTGTGTTAGAGGAAATGGGGGTTATTGATTTAGAAGGTTTTAGAGTAGATGGCCGAATAATTGATATTGAGCATATATCGCCATTGGCAATGGCCCAAGATCAGGAAGAGTTAATGGCTATGATGAGATATGTAGAAACAATAACAGGTTTATTTGGACCAGAAGCGGCTCAAACAATGGTTAAATCGGATGTCTTTGCTAGGAAAATAGCTAAGTTATTGAATGTTCCGATGGAGATGGTGCCTACAAAAGCTGAATCAAATGAGATACGAGAGCAATTTTTGAAATTATCACAGCAGAATGCAGAGGCTGAAGCGTAATACATGGAAGGGTGGAAGGGTTTAGAGGAGGTTAAGAATGAAGGTTCACTTGATTATAAGGCTTCTAAGGTCTGTGGTGAGTTTCATAGGGATAGATCGTTTGTTAGGGGGATATTAGGTCC